CCAAAAGGTGGACACGGATTTAATGCAGTAGAAGAGTTAGGCGGTTTCTTTATTATGCTTAACGCTTCTTTAGAGGGAACAGAATCAGCAAACTCTGGTGATGTTACGGTTGCAAATGACTTTAGAAAAGTTGCATTATTAAAAGACCCTAAAACTTCAGGTAATGCTTCTACAGCAACAACAATGAGAGCAACCAAAGCAATAAAATTATCAGGAGTTTCAGGAACATTTCAAGCAGACGAAAAGATAACTCAAGCGACAACAAACGCTGTTGGTAAAGTCGTAGAATGGGACGCAACTAATTCAATTTTGTATTATGTACAAACAAGATTTTTAAATGAAGGTGTTGATACAGATGGTTCTAAAAATGCCTTTAGCACAAATGCTACGGTGACAGGTGCAACTTCAAGCGCAACTGGTAATCCTGATACATCACATTCAGCAACTACTAACAATGTTGTATTCGCCTCTGGTTACGCAACCGCTGAAATTGACTCAGGTTCTGGACAAGTTTTATATGTTGAGAATAGAGCACCAATTACTAGAGCGGCTGACCAGACGGAGAATATAAAGTTAATCGTTGAGTTTTAAGGGGAGTTAAATGCCAAGTCCAACTGATTTTAACCTCTCGCCTTATTATGATGATTATGCTGAAAGTAAAAACTATCATAGAATACTTTTCAGACCTTCATTTGCTGTACAGGCAAGAGAATTAACACAATCACAAACTATCCTTCAAAATCAAATTGAAAGGGTATCAGACCACCTTTTTGAACAAGGTTCTATGGTCATACCTGGCGAAATTGGTTATGATTTAAATTACTATGCAGTTAAATTAACTTCATTTACAGATACAGCAGCTGCCGGTATTACATTAACAGATTTTAAAGGTCTTACTTTAACAGGTGGTACTTCAGGTGTTCAAGCATTAGTAATTGAAACTGAAGCAACAGATGGTACAGACCCTAATACTTTATATGTCAAGTATCTAAAAGCAGGTACAGACAATATCGCTCAAACTTTCTCAGCCGGAGAAACAATTTCAGTTTCAACAACAATTAACAGCGTAAATACAACTGCTCAAGCTGTAGTAAATACAACAGCAACTGGTTCGGCTGCTGAAGTACAAGAAGGTGTATATTATATAAATGGATTTCATGTTAAAGTTTTAGGTCAAAGAATTATACTTGACAAATATACAAACAGGCCTTCTTATAGAGTTGGTTTAAGTGTAGTTGAATCTTTTCAAACTTCAAATGATGACGCAACTTTAAATGATAATGCTCAAGGTACATCAAATACAAATGCTCCTGGTGCAAACAGATTTAAAATAACATTAACTTTAACTAAAAAAACAATTTCATCTACCGAAGATAATAACTTCATAGAATTATTAAGAATTAAAAATGGTTTAATTCAAAACCAAGTTAGAACAACAGAGTATGCTGTATTAGAAGATACTTTTGCTAGAAGAACATTTGACGAGTCAGGTGATTACGCAGTAAAAGATTTTGATTTAGATTTAAGAGAACATTTATTATCAGGAAATAACAGAGGTATATTTACGGCCGCTTCAGGTGGTTCAGAGGCAAAAGTAGCTGCTGGATTATCTCCAGGAAAAGCATATGTTAGAGGTTATGAAATAGAAACTATTGGTACTTCTTTTGTTGATATAAACAAAGCAAGAAGTTTTGATACTCAAAATAACTTTAACACTAGATTTGATATTGGTAACTTTGTTAATGTAACAAATGTTTTTGGTTCGCCTGACATTGGTTTCGTAACTGGTGATATTGAGGCATTTAAATTAGTAAATCTATTTAAATCTCCTTCAGCTTCAAGAGGAACACAAAATACTGGTACAGAATCAGGTGTAAATAATATTGGTGTTGCTAAGAGTAGAGGTTTTGAATTTAGTTCAGGTTCAGCTGCTTCAAATATATTTGCAAGTTCTTCATTAACTTCAGCAGTTTATAAACATTATCTATTTGATATAGAGATGTTTACACATTTAAATATTACAACTGCTCAATCATTTACAAATGGTGAAATAATAACAGGTAGTGTTTCAGGTGCTAGTGGTACTTTCATGCAACAAAGCACAACTGAAACTGGCGCAGTATCAGGTATTAGTGTTGCAAATCCAGGTGTTGTAACTGCTACAGGTCATAATTTAAAAGAAGGTCAACAAGTTAAATTTTTATCACCTAGTTTTTCAGTAGGCGGTGTTGCAGTAACAACAAGTGATATATTTACGGTTAGAAATCCTGGAACAAATACATTTCAATTATTTGGTGCAGACGGAACAACATCTCAAAATGTTACAGCGTTTACATCTTCAGGTAATTACACTCATGGTATTGCGATTGTATCTGCCGTAACAGGAACATTTGTACCTGGCGAAACAATTACAGGTGGTACTTCAGGTAACACAGCAGCAATACAATCAAACGCAGTAGGTTTTCCAGCAGTCAGGTCATTTGATTTCAGTCAAGTAAAACAAGTTGGTATGGCAGGTTCTCCTGTTTATACTGCTGATACGGCTCTTGATGAAACAAACGGTAATCAATTAATTTTATCAGGTAACATAAACCATACAGCAGGTTCAACAATTGTACAAGGTAACAATACAAGATTTTTAACAGAGTTAGAACCTGGCGATATAGTTGAAGCAGTTGATGTAACTGGTACCGTAAGAACAGCAACAATTGAATCAATTCAATCAAATGTATTATTACAAACTAGCGCAACATTTAACGGTTCAAATGCCATATCTTCTGGTGTTTTAATTAGAAAAAGAACAAAATTACAAGACGCAAGTAAAAATACTTCAGTATTTAAATTACCTTATGACTTTATCAAAACATTAAAAACTACAGCTAATTCAGAAATTACTGATACAAACTTTGCAGTAAGAAGACATTTTACAGGAACATTATCATCAAACGGTGATGTTACAATTACTGCTGGTACAAACGAAACATTTAGTTCATTACTAGAAAAAGATTTTGCAGTTTCTATAATGACAACTGGTTCTGGTGGTACTGGTGCTGTGGGTGATGTATTAAGTTTAACAGGAAATAATCATTTAGGTAATCCAATATTTACATTAGGTGGTTCACCTACAGGTAAAACTTTAAAACTTGACTTTGGTACAAACTATGCAGGACATAAAGTAAAAATACTTGCAACTATTTCAAGGTCAGTAGCAAATTCTAAAACAAAAACATTAACATTAAATTCAAGTGTACAAATTGCTACACAAGCATTAGCACAGGCACCACAAATTAGTTTAGGCAAGTCAGATATTTACGCTCTAAAATCTGTAAAAATGGCTTCTAACTTTTCTACTAACGCTAATTCAGGCGATACAGATATTACAAGTAGATTTGAATTAGATAATGGTCAAAGAGATAACTTCTATGATATTGGTAGAATTAAATTAAAATCAGGTGAATTACAACCTACTGGTAGATTATTAATTACTTTTGATTTCTTTACTCACGGTTCAGGAGATTATTTTGATGTTGACTCTTATTCAGGCCAAATTTCATATGCAGATATACCGTCTTATACTTCCGATACTACAGGTAAAGTTTTTGAATTAAGAGATGTTATTGATACAAGACCTAGAGTAGATGACGCTTCAACAATTCTTTCAGGTACAAGTGCTGGTGATAGGTCATATGATGGTTCAGGTGCAGCTACCGTAGATGTTATAAAATTTAATACAGATGTATCTTCAGACTTTGAATATTATTTACCTAAAATAGATAAAATATTTTTAGATAAAGAAGGAAATTTTGTTGTTGTAGAAGGCGCAAGTTCACTTGACCCACAAACTCCAAAAGAGTTAGATAGTGCAATGCATTTATACACATTAGATATTCCTGCTTACACGGTTTCGCCAGACGATATTAAAATTACTAAACAAGACAATAGAAGATTTACCATGAGAGATATTGGTAAGTTAGAAGGTAGAATTGAAAACCTAGAATACTATACTCAATTGTCTATGTTAGAACAATCAGCACAATCTTTACAGATACAAGACTCAGCTGGTTTTGATAGATTTAAAAACGGATTTATTGTAGATAACTTTACAG